AAGGTACACAAGTGTTCTTTGCTCTTGCCACGGCTAAAGGAACTTGCTATACATATTCCAGAAGGTCAGATCACCAAGCATCCGCAGTGCTTTGGCGAAGGCAATGACCATCTAAAGACTACAGAAACATGGCCTGTCGAGGCTTACAGAAACTACTACCGCTGGAAGTACGACACGACTGAGTGGTGTGGGAAATACAAACTGAGGGAGATACCAAGATGGCTAACAGAACGATAAAGATTGAACTGACAGCGGATGAGATGGATACCCTTGCCAGTAAGGTTGAGCATTACTGGATGATGTTTCATCCGTTTGGGTATGACACCCGACTTGACAAGCCAGCCTACTACGATAAGGATAGGAAGCTATGGGTTGCTGAGATAAGCAGACTTGAGAGTGCTGAGTGAAAGGAGAATCAAAATGCAGAAAAAGAAAATTAAGATTGAATTGGAAGGATACGAGATTGAACGTATTCGTAGCATCATCAATGCTATCAAGGATTTTAACATTGCCACATCCGATAAAGCAGTAATTGATTACGATACCATACGTGAATTAGATGGTGCTGATGATTTTTTTGCTAGGCGTTTTGGTTTGTACCAGCCAAGCAATAAACACTTTGAACGAGACTGGTACGTTGATTATCAGTGGGATGAGGAGGATGCGGACTAATGTTTGCTGAAGCACTTGTATGCCTAGCACTCAATGTGTATCACGAGGCACGTGACCAGCCCTTTATTGGGCAGGTTGCGGTAGCCCAAGTGGTAATGAACAGGGTCAAAGACAATAGATACCCTGACAACGTATGTGATGTAGTTACACAAGGACCAACCTACTCATGGAAGCCTGACTTCCCTGTGCGTCATCGTTGTCAGTTTAGCTGGTACTGTGACGGCAAGTCAGATAAGGTAAAAGATGAGAAGGCATGGCAGGAGGCAATGCGTATCGCACATGGCGTGTACTATGGCAACCTTGATGACTTTGTTGAGGGTGCCACACACTACCACGCAACATATGTCGTGCCTGAATGGGCAGAAACCAAGACACCTATAGTGCAGATAGGCGACCACATATTCTATCGCTGGGATTAGTGCTTGACTATGTGTCAAATATATAGTATAACACAATATCACTTAACGGACAAAGGAGAGAGACATGCCGTTTGATTATATAAACCAGTCCATCGTGGACGTACCGCAACACCTTGATTTCCCTGTGAAATATGAGGATACCAAGGTAGAAAAACAGAAGTATGTCATCAATGGAAACACTGATGAATACATTGGTATCGTAGGTGATGGCTTCAAATGTGAGAACCACGGTGACTTCTTCCGCAGGGTATCTGCCACCATGACTGAGCATCTCCAGCCTCATGAGACTGAGGGTGCTGTAGTGACATGGAAGGATGCCTACAACAATGGCATGGCCATCATGGATGTTCGTCTACCTAACGTGTCTGCAAAGATCAGGACCGCTCGACACGAGACTGACGTGCAGCAGCGTATCATTGCCCTGCATGGAGTTAATGGTACATGTTCAAACGTGGCTATCTTTGGGGCGATTGATTTCTTCTGCCTCAATGGTATGATTATCGGTGAGCATGACACGGTGAAGCGTAAGAATACCAGTGGCTTTGATATGGATGCCTTCATCCGTAAGCTAGGAGCATCGAAGGATAACTTCTACGCTAGGACAGAACAGCTACAGCGGTGGGCAGAAAGTCCACTGGTCCATGTAGATGTCAAGGCTCTGCTTGAAAGCATCATGAAGAATGACAAGCAAGCTGAAAAGATGTTCGCCCTGTATCGTGAGGAAGCAGTGACTCGTGGTCAGAACCTGTGGTCCCTATACTCTGCCTTCACAAACTATGCGACCTATGCTGATGAGCGTAATGGTTTCAAGCTGCGTGAGACTGGCAACGATACCGAAGCAAAGACAATGCTTGGACGTGAGTTTGATGTGACCAAGTGGATCAACACTGCTCAGTTCCAGTCACTTGTCATGGCAGCATAACATGACGACTGTTCTGGAAATAGCGGATGAATATTATTTGTCCCATGATTTCAAGAACTTGCGTGACGAAACTAAGGCTTCGTACCAATACTTTCTTCGTGTCGCATTTGAGACAAAGATAGATGGTGCAAGCCTTGGTTCTCTGGATCATGCAAGCATCACCACGAAACAAGCCAAGCTGTTATATGATTTGTGGTGTGACAGAGGTATTCCATTCGCTAATCATATCATGTCTACCATTCGTATCCTGTACAACTATGCAGTGCGGATGGAGCATTGTAATCTAAACCCCTTCTCTATCGTCCGTAGACGCTCGTCCACGCCCCGCAAGGTGCTGTGGGGTAGGGAGGATATACGAAAGCTGCTAGACGTAGCCTACGGCGATTTTAACACACGTAACATTGGACTGATTGCACACATGGCATATGCTTGGTGCCAACGTGTAGGTGACATGCGTCTGCTGACATGGGATGCCATAGATTTTGATGAGGCGCGTGTGCATATTGAGCAGTCAAAGCGTAGGGCGGAAGTGTTCCTACCTATTGACGATGACTTGCTTGATATGTTACGTCAGCAACATGATGACTTTGGGTTTCAGCAGTACGTTGCCCCACGTCCGCAGCCTATTGGTGGTAGCTACATACCCTATAGTCAATACAAGCTGCCTCTACACGCACGTAAGCTGATGGACGAGGCAGGATTGTCAAACGAACTGCGACTGTCTGACCTGCGTCGTACTGGCACAACCGAAATGGTAGAGGCAGGTGTCGGTATGGCACAAATTATGTCGGTTACAGGACATGCTAATCCACAATCAGTCAAACCATACATGAAAAATACATATGAAAGTGCAAATACTGCATTGACAGCACGTAAAATACATGGTAAAAGCACTTAACTGCCGCACAGGAGAGAGTATATATGGATAATATATATAACATTGTAAGTGATATGAATGTACCAACAGGAACTACAGTGAGAACTAAGTGTCCTAACTGTGGTCAACGTACATTTACAGTGACTAACAACATGGGATCACTGGTATGGAATTGCTTTCGTATGTCTTGTAACCTCAAGGGTGGTACACGTGTGCATATGTCAGCGGATGATATCCGTATGCAGCTATCAGATGTTGAGAGATTTGCAGATGACTATGCCTTCGATGTTCCTGACTATCTTGTGCCGTACAATTATGACGTGGCTGAGTGGGCCAGCGAACTGTATGGTCTTGACGCAGAGGAACTAGGTTTGTTATACGATGTTCGTGAACACCGCGCTGTCTTTCCCATCAAGCATGAGGGTAAGATCGTAGATGCTACAGGCCGTGCGCTTGGTAGGCGTCTACCTAAATGGCGCAGGTATGGAAAAAGTGGCTTGCCATATGCTCATGGTTGTGGTAAAGTCGCCGTAGTTGTTGAGGACTGCGTGAGTGCCGCTGTGGTTGGTGGTGGTAACTTTGTCGGGGTTGCTGTGCTTGGGACATCTTTGTCAGATGCACACAAGAAGTATCTCACGCAGTTCTCAACAGCAGTCATTGCACTGGACCCTGACGCAGTACGCAAGACATTGCTAATGGCAAAAGAATTGAGAGGACATGTAGAGAATGTTCGTGTCCTGTACTTGACAGACGATTTGAAGTATCGTAATACAACTGATATGAAAAACCTAGCCGACATAGGAGAGAGATAATGGAAGTATCAATGCTAAGAAGTCTGATGGACAAGGGGTTCTACGATGACCATCGTGGTGCCAAGTGTCCTGACAGACTGTTCAGCGCAGACAATCGTAAGATAAAGCAGACGATTGACAAGGCGATGGACCACTACAATCGCAGTGTAACACCGGACGAGGTACAGGCTCTGTTCCTGTCATCTAACCCAACGATGACCACTGCACAGAAGACAGGCTTTGACAGTCTGTTTGCCCAACTCAAACGTGAAGCCCCGATGGGCAGCGACATTGCACAGGAAGTGCTGTCCAAGCTGTTCCAAAAGGTAGTGGGTGAGGACATTGCCAACATTGGCTTCGACATGGTGAGCGGTACTGGCGGTACAATGGAGACACTGCGTAACCTACTTGAGCGTTATGGAGATGACTTCACACCCAATCTCAATATCGAATGGGATGACATCACCATTGAGACATTGATGGCGAAGGCTGAACTTGAAGCACGGTGGTCATTCAACATACCTAGCGTTGCACGTAAGGTTGAAGGTGTCAGTGCTGGTCAGCTTATTGAGGTAGGCGCACGTCCTAACACTGGCAAGACATCGTTCCACGCCAGCCTAATCGCTGCACCAAATGGCTTCGCCCATCAGGGTGCCAAGTGTGTCATCCTCTGTAACGAGGAACCTACACACCGTGTTGGCGCACGATACCTGACCGCTGCCGCTGGCATGTCAGCACGTGAGGTCAAGGAGAATATGGCCAAGGCCAAGTCTCTGTATGAACCAGTGATGAACAACATCAAGATCAAGGAAGCATCTGGTCGTGACATGAATTGGGTAGAGAGTGTGGCTAAGACCTATCGCCCTGACGTTCTCGTGCTTGACATGGGTGACAAGTTCAAGGCAGATGGGGGCTTCGCTCGACAAGATGAGGCACTCAAGGCATGTGCTATTCATGCACGGCAGATTGCCAAAGCGTATGACTGCGCTGTGTTCTACATGTCCCAGCTTTCCGCAGAGGCAGAGGGTAGGTCACAGCTTAACCAGAGCATGATGGAAGGATCACGTACAGGTAAAGCAGCAGAGGCTGACCTGATGATCCTGATAGGTAAGTCACCGACTGTCGAGGGACAGGAGGAGGACAGTCCACTGCGGCACATGAACATTGTAAAAAACAAGTTGAATGGCTGGCACGGTATGGTAAACTGTGAACTAGACTATTTGACAGCGAGGTATGAAGGATGAAGATAACACTAGACGTAGAGAATACAGTCACACATCGTGACGGCAAGATGCACCTTGATCCATTCGAGACAGACAATAGTCTGACTATGGTCGGTGTACTAACGGATCAGGGACAGGAGGACTTGATCGTCTTTGACCATGAGGATCGTGAACCTACCATTGGTGGCTTCTCTATTATCCAGAAGTGGCTTGACGAGGCTACTGTCCTTATCATGCACAACGCAGCACACGACTTGCTGTGGCTGTGGGAGAGTGGCTTCAAGTATGATGGCCCTGTCTTTGACACGATGCTGGCTGAGTATGTCCTACAGCGTGGTGTTAAGGAGCCGCTGTCTCTGGAAGCATGTGCTGAACGCTACGATCTTGACACCAAGAAGCAGGATACCTTGAAGGAATACTTCAAGCGTGGATACAGCACACGCACTATTCCTATTGATGAACTGTCAGAGTATCTGTCTGCTGACCTACATGCTACGCAGCAACTGGCAGACAAGCTGATGTATCGTCTTAATACACCAGCGGACAGCGGTCTCATGGGTACAGTGGACCTGACCAATCAGGTTGCTGTCTGTTTGTCTCGCATCTATCAGCGGGGATTTACAGTGGATAAGAACGCACTAGAGGATGTGCGTGTTGAGTTTGAGAAGGAACGTGACCAGCTTACTGCCGACCTGCAAGCGCATGTACGTAAGCTGATGGGTGACACCCCTATCAATCTCAACAGTCCAGAGCAACTGTCTTGGGTCATCTACAGCCGCAAGGTAAATGACAAGCAGTTCTGGGCCACACAGATTGATCCGTACATGGATGACACATCCTTCCGCAGCTTGGTTGGCGCACATACTACCCGCCTGTCCAAGACACGTGCAGTGCAGTGTCGTGAGTGTAACGGCACAGGCTATGTACGTAAGACTAAGAAGGATGGCACACCATTCGCCAAGCCTAATCGCTGCAAGGTGTGTGATGCACAGGGCTACCTGTTCCAGCCTACCAATCAGATTGCTGGCCTCAAGTTCAAGCCGCCATCTGCAAAGTGGGCAAGTGCCAATGGGTTCAGCACAAGCAAGCAGAACCTTGAGACATTGGAGGGTGCAGCACGTGCCAAGGGTATGGACGATGCAGTGGACTTCCTTTCCAAAGTCAGACGACTATCTGCTGTAGACACGTACCTGTCGTCCTTTGTAGAGGGCATCAAGATGTTCACAAAGCAGGATGGTAAGCTACACGTCCGCTTGCTTCAACATCGCACAGCTACAGGACGCCTGTCTGGTGCTGACCCTAACATGCAGAACATGCCACGAGGTGGTACCTTCCCTGTCAAGAAGGTGTTCGTGTCACGCTTTGATGGTGGCAAGATTATGGAAGCAGACTTTGCACAGCTAGAGTTCAGGGCTGCTGCTTATTTATCACAGGATGGAGTTGCAATTGAGGAAGTTTCTACTGGATTTGATGTACACGCATACACCGCGAAGGTTATTACCGATGCTGGTCAACCTACGGATCGCCAGACTGCAAAGGCGCACACGTTTGCTCCGCTCTATGGCGCAACAGGCTTTGGAAGAACGCCAGCAGAGGCAGCATACTACACGCACTTCACGGATAAATACAAGGGGGTCGCAGATTGGCATTCCAGACTGGCTAAAGAGGCTATAAACACAGGGTATATTACCACGCCGTCTGGTAGGCAGTTCTCTTTTCCTGACGTAGTACGTAAGGCCAGTGGTCGCGTGACTAACTTCACGCAGATCAAGAACTATCCTGTGCAGTCATTTGCTACAGCAGATATCGTACCGATTGCTCTGCTGCACATTGATAAACTGCTTGACAGTATGCAGTCTTGTGTGGTAAATACTGTTCACGATAGTATTGTAATTGATATTCATCCTGATGAAGAAGAAAGGGTTATCCAAATAATTCAGGAGACTAACGATGCACTGCCTGACTTGATCGCTATACGTTGGGGGTTAGCGTTCAATGTTCCACTAGAACTTGAGGCAAAAATTGGCCCCAATTGGCTTGACACGAAAGACGTGTCGTGATATAACTATGGTTTCTGACTCGAAAGAAGGAGTATAAAATACATGAACGAGATCACTACAATTGATACTAACAACTATGCAGCAATGGCTAAAGCTATGGGCATTGCCAATGAGGGTACGAGTGGCAGTAAGAAGTCTAGTACACTTGCTCGTCTACGCATTCATCACACACCTATCATGGGACTTGCCGAAGTAAACGGCAAGAAGGTGAATGTCGAAGTTGTAGAGGGCGGACAGTACAAGCTGGAGATTCCAGATGGTCCTACATACTACGCATCTGCTGCACGTATCCGTCCATACATGCAACGCTTTATGTATAAGCGTTTCGTAATGGCTTCGGGCAATGCACCTAACCGTTACATCAAGACTGTCATGGCAGACAATCTAAACATTGACCTCAAGGATAATGATGGTGGCTTTAACTGCGGTAAACCTGCTGGCTACATCCAAGACTTCAAGTCGTTGCCGGAGAAGACACAGGACTTGATCAAGCAGATCAAGCGTGTCAGGGTAATCTTTGGTACAGTTGAACTGGTTGATGCCACAGACGATCAGGGTAATCCTGTTGAGGTAGACGCCACTCCATTCATTTGGGAGGTGGATAATCGTGATGCCTTCAAGGGTTGGGGCGATGTGTTCTCTACCTTTGCGAAGCAGAAGCGACTGCCTATCCAGCATATGGTAGATGCTGCTACTGAGGAGCGTAAGCTGCCCAATGGCAATAGCTTCTTCCTGCCTGTGACTACAGTCAACCTGACTAACATCGTGGATATTGAGCAGTCTGATCAGGAACTGTTCACAGACTTCATGGCGTGGGTGCAGAACTACAATGAGTATATCATCACGACGTATGCAGAGAAAGCTAATCCACATGACGATGATGATGACATTGCAATCACCGATGGCATGATTGATATTGAGGAAGATGAGGTAGCCTAATGAAACACCCTGCTGAACTGGCGTTGCACCAATACATGGAGAATGCTGCTAACGGTAAGTCTACTATGTCACAGGAGACTATCAAGCAAGTAGGTCTTGATGTTATGGCTGCGCTTGGACGCCAGTTTGGTGGGGGCAATAAGCGCGATGAGTTTGGTCTGCGTATGTCTAATGTAGGCAGACCGACTTGTCAGCTTTGGTTTGATAAGAATGAACCAGAGAAGGCGTTGCCCCTACCAACAACATTCGTGATGAACATGATGCTTGGAGACATTGTTGAAGCTGTCTTCAAGGGGCTACTTAAAGAAGCAGGAGTGGAGTATGAAGGCGATAAGAAAGTTACGCTTGACCTTGATGAGAATACATCCGTCTCTGGCACCTATGATATTATTATTGATGGTGCTGTTGATGATGTTAAGTCAGCGTCTAATTGGTCTTACAATAACAAGTTTGAATCATTCGATACACTGAGCAAGGGCGACTCATTTGGTTATGTGGCACAGCTTGCTGGCTACGCTAAGGCATCAGGTAAACGTGCTGGTGGTTGGTGGGTAGTCAACAAAGCCAACGGCGAGTTCAAGTATGTACCGGCTACAGGACTTGACATTGAGAAAGAGATAGCCAATATTAAAGATACGGCAGAAACGCTAGACAAGAATGAGTTCAAGCGTTGCTTTGAAGCAGTTGATGAGACGTTCAGAGGCAAGCCTACAGGTAACAAGGTTCTGTCCACTGAGTGTGGCTTCTGCCGCTACCGCTTCGCTTGCTGGCCCGGACTGGAAGAACGCCCATCCGTAGTGTCACAGGCAAAGCAGCCTAAGACTGTCGCATACGTATCGTTGGCGGAAGAATATGCCTAACGCAAAACAATTCCGTGCAGCACGGAAATACGGATATAGGAGTGGACTAGAACATAGAGTATCTATCTATCTGGACGAACTTGACATTGATTATTTGTATGAGCAGGTCAAGATTGAGTGGGAAGACTTAGCCTACCGCACCTATACACCAGACTTCGTGCTGCACAACGGCATCATCATTGAGACGAAAGGTATGTTCACTGCTGCTGACAGACGCAAACATCTTGCTATCAAGAAGCAGCATCCAGCACTTGACATTCGCTTTGTGTTCGAGAATAGTAGAAGAAAGCTACGCAAGGGTGCCAAGTCAACCTACGGTGAGTGGTGTATAAAGTATGGATTTAGATACTATGACCGTATCATTCCAGAGGATTGGCTTAAAGAAAAGGGAAGGAACAAGCACCCTAAGTTTATCAAGTTTAACGGAACCAAAGTGAAAAGGAGATAGAGCATGGACATTGAGAACATAGAAGATGAAGACTTTGTAATCAGGATTCGTCCGACTGTAAATAACTCAGAGTGGACAGGAGAGATTGACATTGCTATCATATCATCCGCTGGCAATCCTCTTGATGATGAGGGTTACAGTCAGGTCATGCACTTCTGCAAGATGATGTGTGCCACTGTTCCAATCATGGAGCAAGACGAAACTATTCGTAACCTTGTGCATACATATGTAATGGAAGTTGTTGACAACGACAGTGACTATGTGCTAGAAGAAGATGAAGATGTGATTATCACTAAGGAAGATGGCAATGTGGTGCATCTGAGTTTCGGTAGCAAGACAAAGGGGAGTGCATGATGACGGACTATGGAAAGATGATACGAGAGTACGAGGAAAAGCAAACTGATATGGTGAACAGCCCACCACATTACAATGCTACAGGCATTGAGTGTATTCAGGCTATTGCCGCAGCTACAGATGATGGGTTTGAATACTACCTTCAAGGCAACATTATGAAGTATGTGTGGCGATATCGCTACAAGGACAAACCACTTGAGGACTTAGAGAAAGCCCAGTGGTATCTGGACAAGTTGATTGAGGAAGTGATGAGCAATGAGAGTTAAGGTATATATCACTATCGACATTGACCCAGAAGAATACCCCATACCTGCTGATGAGGATGTGGGGCTAGAGATTGAGGATGGCATCCGTGAATACTTCTATGATGTAGAGGGTGCTGAAATTAGACATATGAAAACATTGACGGAGTAAGACACCATGAACAATTATCTACCAACAGACTACCAAAATTTTATCGCCCTCTCACGGTATGCCCGATGGAAAGAGGACGAACAACGAAGGGAGACGTGGAGTGAAACAGTCACACGATACTTTGATTATATTACTAAGCATCTGGTCACTAAGCATGACTATCAGCTTTCTGATTCACTGAGAGGTGAACTAGAGGAAGCGGTGCTTAACCAAGACATCATGCCAAGTATGAGAGCATTGATGACTGCCGGTCCCGCACTTGACAGATGTCATGTTGGCGGTTACAACTGTTCCTATGTTCCAGTTGATAGTCCACGTGCTTTCGATGAGACTATGTACATTCTTATGTGTGGCACTGGTGTAGGCTTCTCAGTGGAACGTCATCACATTGAGAAGCTGCCTATCATCAACGAAGATATGCACGACACGGATACTGTCATAAAGGTTGGTGATTCTCGTCCGGGCTGGGCCAAGTCTCTGCGCGAACTAATCTCCTTGTTGTACGCAGGACAAATTCCTAAGTTTGATGTGAGCGAAGTAAGACCCGCAGGAGCAAGGCTCAAGACTTTTGGTGGTCGTGCCTCTGGTCCCCAACCATTACTGCAGCTTTTCGACTTCTGTATAGAAAAGTTTAAGGGTGCTGCGGGTCGCAGACTCTATCCCATCGAATGTCACGACATCATGTGTAAGATTGGTGAGGTTGTTGTTGTAGGTGGGGTGCGCCGCAGCGCACTTATCAGCCTATCAAATCTGAATGATGACCAGATGCGTCATGCAAAGTCTGGTGTTTGGTGGGATGAACCTGAGAAAAACATCATTCGTGAAGGGCAACGTGCGCTTGCAAATAATAGCGTTGCGTACAAAGAGAAACCGCAGATGGGTACATTCATGCGTGAGTGGCTGTCTCTTTATGAAAGCCATTCCGGTGAACGTGGTATCTTCAACCGTCAGGCTGCTAAGAAACAGGCAGCCAAAAATGGACGGCGTGATATTGACCACGACTTTGGTTGCAACCCCTGTTCTGAAATTATTCTTAGACCATATCAATTCTGTAATCTGTCTGAGGTTGTAGTACGTGCAAGCGATACACAGCAAACACTGACAGAGAAGGTTCGCCTTGCTACAATCCTTGGCACGTTCCAGTCTACGCTGACTGACTTCAAATATCTGCGTAAGATATGGCGAACAAACACAGAGGAAGAACGTCTGCTTGGTGTGTCACTGACTGGCATCATGGACAATGCCCTGATGTCCGGTAAGTCTGCACATCTTGGCATGAACATTGGTGCTACGCTTGAGTCACTCAAGAATGTAGCGGTTGAGACTAACGCAGCTATGGCAGCACAGCTTGGCATTCCACAGTCAACAGCCATTACCTGTGTCAAGCCTAGTGGTACAGTGTCACAGCTTGTTGACAGTGCCAGCGGCATTCATGCACGGCACAACCCATACTACATTCGTACTGTTCGTGGTGACAACAAAGACCCAATTACACAGTTCCTTATCTCTGAGGGCATTCCTGCAGAACCGGATGCGACTAAACCTGACAGCACTACAGTGTTCAGCTTCCCTATGAAGTCACCAGACAGTGCTGTGTGTCGTACAGATATGTACGCTATTGAGCAGCTTGAACTATGGCTGATCTATCAGCGTCACTGGTGTGAACACAAGCCTAGTGTCACCATCTCTGTGAAGGAACACGAGTGGATGGATGTAGGCTCGTGGGTATATGAACACTTTGATGAAGTGTCAGGCATCAGCTTCTTGCCTTTCAGTGAACACACATACAAGCAAGCACCTTATCAGGACATTGATGAAGAAACTTACAATGAACTGTTGACAAAGATGCCAAAGAGTGTAGACTGGTCAAAGCTACAGGAGTTTGAGAAGGAAGACACCACATCAGGTGGACGTGAGTTGGCTTGTACTGCTGGCGTGTGTGAAGTAGTAGATTTGGATGCAGCGTAAGAAAGGAGTTGACAATGGTAGGAAAGATTGTTATACAGGAAGTAATGGAACACGAAGATGGTTCGGCTACTGTAACATTTGAGTGCGACAATGAAGCAAAAGAAGCACTTATTAGTGAGGGAATACTGTCGCTAATTACAAAAGCAGTAGATAAATATAATGAAGATTACAATTGGATGAAAGGAGAAGCCGAAAATGAAGATTAAATTTGATACACACACAAAGGATGTTGCTGCTGCAGCGGCTGCATTCAGTACACTATATGCGTACTGCAAAGACTTGACACTGAATAAATCATCTTGGGGTGAAGAGTGCTTGAATATCTATGGCGAGATTGACTCAACTAATATGAGTGTGTTAGAGAGTGCATTGCCAGATGGTACGTTTAATGAAGATGCAGATAAACTATGAGCAACTTAATGCTTATGCTAATAGCTATATGGATAACCACAATAGGTTTGTGGTGGGAAATGTATAGCCTTCGTAAGTGGATGGAAAAACAAACAGAAAAGGATAATTAAAATGGCAGAACAAAATAAAATCACTATTAACGATCAAGAGTACGACTTTGATTCGCTTGGTGAGCAGTCACAGTACTTTGTCAATCAAGTGCGTAACTTGAAAGCACGTATTGCTGAAGCAAGGTTTAACCTAGATCAACTTGTTGCAGCGGAAGATGCCTTCAGTGCCGCACTAATTAATTCGGTAAAGCCTAGTGAGCCAGAAGAAAAAGCAGCAGAGTAAATTAGTTTGGAAACAGGGTGAGGATTGGGTGCAGTTTAACCCTCCTCGCCACCATCCAAGTTACGAAGAGTGGTTGAAACTGAAAGAAAAGGAGAAGCAAAATGTTGATGGAAAAGTTTAAGAAGGCTGACATGTCTAATTACACAAAGCAAGAGGCACTGTTTCAAGATGGAGAGTGGTGGTATGTTCAGCCCGGAGATGGCAATCGTCGCCGTGTAGAATCACACGCACGTAAGAATACTACCCGCATGTTTGTCAATGGCAAGTATATCCCAAAGTCTCATCCGCTACACAAACCGGGACGGTTCAAGTCACTGGATGATGCGTGGTCACACAGTAAAATTGAAAGCACAACTCAGGGCGAAGTGTACGTCATTGTAAATGACGCATGGCCTGAATGGGTTAAGGTGGGCAAGGCTAGTATAGCAGAGGATCGCCTCAATGGATACCAAACTTCTTCCCCATTCCGTGACTACTCCATCATTGCTACGTTGACAACGGCAGATCGTCATGACAAAGAGAAGGAAATGCACAAAGCATTCACCCACTTTGCTGATGAGCGTCGAGGTGAATGGTTTAAGATTGATAGGGTAAAGGCAATCAACATCTTTAACGTACACGCAATGAATGAACTGAGCAAGGAGTTGCAGAGTGAACACAAGTCTGGCTAAGAACTTCGAGGATGGTCACAAGGCTTTTACTAGGGTGGAGCGGCGTAATGGTCGCTTCCATCAAGTAGCTAATCCCATGCGAAAGAATACTACTTCCTATCGTGAGTGGCAACGTGGGTGGGAAGCTGCATACTTTGAGAACTTGGAGAAACAGAATGAGCCTAGAGCAAGAAGCTAAACAGTGGATGAAGGAGAAACAAATGAGTACGATTACAGCAACACTTTACCAAGACAAAGCATGTGAGACAGCAATTTTTCCAAAGCACAAGGCTATGGAGTACCTTGCTCTAGGACTTACAGGTGAAGCGGGGGAGATTGCCAACAAGATTAAGAAGTTCATCCGCGATGGTGCCACAGAAGAAGAGTACCTAACTAAGAAGATACAGATTGGCTATGAGATTGGTGACGTATTATGGTACTGCGCAGTGCTGGCAGAAGAGATGGGGATGAACCTTGGACACATCATGGAAAACAACTTACAGAAACTTGCTGACAGGAAGGCTCGTGGGGCTTTATCAGGCAGCGGGGATAA